AGCAGTAACAGCGGTAACCATTACTTCTGCTGTAGGGAGTGGCATTTGTATGTCAATTATAGGTATTTCTAACTTTGGTGACTCTGGTTGTTCTGTAGTCTTCTCCTCCGCCGCCTCAGTGCCTTCAGGACGCTCCAAATCACTCGGTGGGATAACTATAGGCCGAAAGGCCGGAACATCCGCTGTAGGCTGTTTTAGGTACATCTGAGGGATGTACAGAGATTTAGGTAGATTAGGCCTAGGAAGATTTACTTGCAATTAAGCTTGCCTTATACGCATCTTTCACTGCTTGAGTCCAAACAGTATTACAAATACCTTGTACTTCAGCAGTTTCTCCACTGATATCTGTATCGACTAAATTATCAGAAGCATCTAGTGTACCTGGACTAAGTGTTTTTCTAAAAAAAGCACGAGTTAATTCAACTCCATCTTCTTTTATAATCCGCGCTTCTCTAACTTGTACATGGGTACTTCGGATTACTTCGATTTGATCGTTAATGATTTCTTTTGTTAGTGCCATAATTATAAAATAAATTTAGTACCAGAGGCCACCAGGCATAGTTAAATAATTCAGATTCATACTATAAATCTGTGTTGCATCATTAGCTTCGTAGTTAACATGTGATACTTCCAATCTTTCGATACTATCAATATCTACTTGATAAAATAATTTAAAAGTAGCAGTATTTTGTACCAAGTTTGTAGCACAGAACTTCATTAAGTTAGTTGTAACGTTATGAGATCCAAATGCCATACAAGTACCACCTCCAACACCATCAGTTAAGTTAGCGCAAGCATATGGTAAGTTTCCTAATGTTATTATTCCAGCAGCATCTTCACTCCAATTAATTAAAAAGTAACCCCAAACATGAACTGCGTTGCCAACTTTTTGATATCTAACACAACTGTTACTACCTAATGTACCCGTACCTGTAGGTACTGAAATAGTAGGTGTCCATACACCTTCTTCATAATCTGCAAGGAGTTCATTATTAGTATTACCACTTCCTCCTTGTGCTGTAGCACTGAAGTCAATACCGTGACCAGCAGTTCCTATGATTAGGTTGCCATCATTTATTTTTACATCACCAGTATCTTCAATCTCCATTCTAGTTGCAGCATTCACCGCAAATGTCATGTGATTACCGTTATGGTTATATGCAATACGTCCAATATCATTATCAGAAGCATCACCAAAGTTCAAACAACCATAACCATCATCTGCATTTTGTATACTAATTCCACTTATAGCTGCATCTTTACTTATAAGAAGATCGTCTGCATCTGAATGAGTACCAGCACCTGCTCCTACTTTTAAGTTATTACCATCAAAGGTAAGGTTAGCTTCAGCATCTAATTGAGTTGTAGTTGAAGCAACTGTAACGATTTCATTCTCAGTTGCATTATTAATTGTTGCTCCACCTGCGGGAACAGCTTCAAAAGCTGGTGGTGATCCAGCCCCTGTAGAGGTTAATACTTGTCCATCATTACCTGGACCTATAGCAACTGGGTTACCTGAAGCATCCCATGATATTATTTGACCATCAGTACCAGATGCTAATTTAGCTAGAGTAACAGCATCGTCTGCTATATGGGCAGTATCTATAGATCCATCTACATAATGTTCTGAATCTATTTGATCATCCGCGATCTTAGCACCTGTCACTGCATCGGCAGCTATATCGGCTGTTTTTACTTCAAGGTCTTTAATTCCTAAAGAATTTACTTCTGTTAATGCCATTTATTTAGCCTCCAATGTTGCGAGTCGTGCTTCAAGTGCGTCATTTTTTGTTGATAGTTCTTGAACAGCTGTTACTAAATTCCAAAATAAATCATCAGGATCAACTGTTTTAACTCCTCTATGATCTGTTTTAACACATCTTGGTGCAACAGACTCTAATTCTTGAGCAATTACACCTATTCTTGTACCTGCATGACCTAAAGATAGATTTTGTAAATAGTCTCCATTATCATCTTTAGTGTCTGTAACTGTAAATTGAGAACGATCGATTTCTGATTCTACTCTGTATTCAAAGTTACGAACCTTAACATTATCTATAACACTAAGACCTTTAGTATTATTAACTATATTTTTCTTTAAACGTTCGTCAGAAGTTGTAGACCAAGATGAACTGTTGTCACCTTGAATACAAGAACCATCTGTATCACCATAGACCCAAACAGCAGAACCACCTCCGGCTGCATTACCTCTAGCAATATATAATTGGTTATCTGCTGTAGTTATTTGCCCATGTCCTGCATAGTTACCAAGACATAAGTTGTAGTCACCTGTTGTTATTTCGTGACCCGCTTTATATCCAAAAACATGGTTTCCGTTTCCAGAAGTATTTTTATTTAAAGCGTTTACACCAAAGGCACAGTTATCAGCACCAGTGAAGTTATCTCCACTTGCTTGAGCTGAGGCAACATTAGACCCAACTAAAGTATTAGAACCACCAGTTGTAAGTTTTGCTGCTCCATAATACCCTATTATAGTATTAGAATTAGCTGTTGTTTGTGCTCCAGCTGCCTGGGCTCCTATGATACAATTATAAGCTGCACCTTCAAATTTTTCACCAGCTTTCCAACCAAGGACAGAGTTTGATCTACCTGTACCAGCATTAGCAGAACTACCACTACAAGCTAATTGCCCGACTGCAGTGTTTTCAAGTCCTCCTGTATGTGTAGCAGCACATTGTGCTCCAACAAAAGTACAACTACTACCACCAGCAAGGGCAACTCCTGCTTGGTAACCAATAACTGTACAAGAACTTAAATCTTGACTAACTTTTAATGCTTCAAATCCAAGACAAGTGTTTTTGCCACCAATATTAATAGCTTCACCAGCTGAGTGGCCTATAAATGTATTCTCATCTCCAGTTGTTAAAGCAGTACCAGCATCATATCCATACAAACTATTATTATTAGCATTTGTACCGCTGAAGCTATCACCAGCATTAGTACCAGCTACAGTGTTTTGCTGTCCGTCACTAGTTACACCAGTAGATATACCAGTTAGGTTTGAACCATCTCCATAGACAGTATCAAAGTAACCGTTAGCGAATCGAACAGAACTAGTACCGATATCATGTGTACTATCAGCTGCAGCATCGATTCTACCTGTTACTGTTATACCGTTGGTAGTAGTCTCAAGCTTCTTACTGTTGTCGTAATTGAGTTCTACATTCCCGTTACCATTACATTCAATATTGGTTTCGTAACTTGAAGCTGCGTAGTTTTGAATTTTTAAAGTAGAACTAGCTTGTTCAGCTAATATTCTCCATTTATCTGGAGCATCATCTCCTTCATCAGCCCAAATATATACAGCAGCGTCTCCTCCTTCTGGACCATAAACAGCTATACCATCTGACCAAGTTTCAAGTTTCTTAGCATTATCGTTATAGAGTTCTACGGCTCCATTATCTGTAAATACTGCACTAGTCTCATTCTGACCTTCGTCACCTATATATACATTACCATCGGCTTGTATATATACATTACCATCGGCATTTTTTACAACTAAATGACCAGGACTAGCTTGACTACCATCCGCTATTATATAACTAATATTATCTGAACCATTATGGGAGATCTTAAGATCAGCACCAGCACCAAATCTAGCCTCAACAGAATCAGCAAATACTAAATTAGCATCTAAAGTTTCTATATGTTCAGCACCAACTGCATCGTCAGCAATCTTTGCTCCAGTAACTGCGTCAGCTGCAAGATCTGCAGTAGCAACTGCACCATCTTGTATCTTAGCTGAAGTTACACTATTATCAGCTGGTACATTTACAGTTGTAGCTGAACCGATTTGTGTTATAAATAGAGTCGAACCACTTGCAGGAGGATCACAGAATCTAATTCCATCACTACCATCTAGTGCAAAACCTTCACCACTAGCATCATAGGATGCATTTGGTTTCTGTAAAACACCATTTAGAACTACTAATAACTGACCTGCACTTGTAATGTTCGCATCTGATGAACCATCAAATAAATCATATTGATCATTAGAACCATTAAATGTAGGTCCAGTTCCGTTGTATGCTTGTCCGTTGTCTTTAATTCCTAATAGTTTATAATCACCAACTGATGTAACTTCTCCCCAAGCTGATCCGTCATAGACGTTCATCTTATTGGTTGAAGTATTAAAGTACAAGTCACCTTCGTCATTATCAGAACTAGGCGCTGAACTTGCTATACGATATCTATTGTTAAAGTCGTTTATATCATCACTTAAATTTACAAAGTCTGACTCTCTTATCAGTGCTTGGTGGTAGTTATAAGTATGGCTAGATCCTGTGGATACAACCATCAAACCAGCACCAGCTCCAAATACATAAGGATCTGCATTACTGCCGACACCGCCTCTTAATTCACTAGGGAATCCGTTAATGGTTATAGTTGAGTTATCCAGTGCATCTCCATTAGTTGATACACCACTAGAGTTAACTTGTAAACCAGCTGCATCAGTTATACTAATTACAACACCAGTTGGGGGAATTGTGTTAGGGAATGATTCATCATCTGCAATAACTTCAAGACCACCAATAGGCCCTATTCTATCTGTTACGTAATCAACAACAGCTCCTGATGTAGGAATATGTGAGTCACTGTCTGATATGGTTGTTTGTTCACAACCTAACATTCCTATTTCAACAGCATTAGCTTGAATAGTTGTAGCACCACCAGCTGCAATTGCAACGTCACCAGACATTGCTACAGAAGCAGCCTGATTAGATCCGTTACCAACTAATATATTACCACTAGATACAGCTGCTAGTTTAGTATGATCAATCGCTGCACTTCCACTAATATCTGCGTTAACAATTGTTCCATCTAATATCTTAGCTGATGTTATTTGACTATCACCTATATGTGCGGTATCGATAGAACCATCGGTATAGTGCTCAGAATCGATAGCGTCGTCTGCTATTTTAGCACCAGTAATTGCGTCAGCTGCAATCTTAGCTGTAGTTACATTTAAGTCAGCTATGTGTGCAGTATCAATGCTACCGTCGGTATAGTGTTCTGAATCTATAGCGTCATCAGCTATCTTAGCTCCTGTTATAGCATCATTAGCAATTTTAGCTGTAGTAACATTTAAATTAACAATTTTAGCTGTTTCTACTGCATCTGATGCTAAGCTACCAGCATTAACTTGTCCTGATCCGATTTTAGCAGTGGTGATTTGACTATCTGCTATATGAGCTGTGTCGATACTACCATCTACGTAGTGTTCAGAATCTATAGAGTCGTCCGCTATCTTAGCACCAGTTACATTATCATTAGCAATTTTAGCAGTTGTTACTGCATTACTTGATATATGACTTGCATCTATACTACCATCAACAAGTTCAGAAGAATCAACAGAGTCAGCTGCCAACATTGTAGCTGTGACTGTACCTGTATCTCCTGTTGTTACTACCGTACCTGTTACGTTAGGTAGGGTGATAGTGCGATCAGCTGTAGGGTCAGTAACAGTAAGAGTAGTTTCATATCCGTCAGCAGTAGCGCCTTCAAATTTAAGAACTTTATCTTCACCTATTTCAACATCTCCAGTGAATGTACCACCGGTTTTAAACATAACCTGTTCTTCATACTCCATAGCTCTTCTAAGGAGTTGTTTCTGGTTATTGTTTAAGTCTTCTGATGTGATTGATGCACCTGGAGTATAAGTCGCTCTTGGTGTAGGACTACCTAAATCTGTAACAGGTTTTATTACAACTGTACCACTAGATAAATCTGCTCCACCGATATGTACAGTTTTATTAGTATAATCTACAGTGTATTCACGTGGAGAGGCGGATTCATTTATTGTAGACGCTGTATATGTCAGCGCCACATTGTCTAATTCAACTACAACCTCGGTTGCTTTGAAAGTATCAAAACTCCCTGAGTAGCTAAATGTATTTGCTGCTCCTGTATTTTGGGAGTAGGTTTTGGTTACTTTTGTATGTGCCATTTAGTTATTTCGGGAATCGTTCTACTTGTTTTGATGGGTAGTTTAACTCTAATATTTCAGATCTGGTATCTCTAGTCCTAGCATCTTTTCCGTCTTGCTCTGCTTTCAGTTTCTGGAGTCGTGCATAACCTTTGTGGCTTGGATCATTGATCACTGCCCAAGCTTTAGATCTTGCTTGATCCATAACATTATCAATCAGAGTGTTATGGGGATAATCGTTGGGATCTACATCCCAATTAGCTGGATTATTTGTATTAGACTTCATAGTTTTCATCGAAGTCTTAACATCAGATCTAGTTGCCAAATAGTTTAAAGCTTCTTCTACATTTTTAAACTTCTTAAATCCAACCGTAATTGGAACAGTACCTATAGCTTTCTGGAAATGTGCTCGCACATGGTTATCCCTAACAAAGGAATATCCACCATAATTATAGGTTGTAGTTTTTAGATCGTAATTACTATCTAATAGAAGTCTTCTACCAGGCGTATCGTTTCGAATATCCAAAGAAACTGGAGAAATAGCATTGAAAGATCTTCCAATAATATTCCAGTTTTTAATAGGTTTACCGTTTAATAAATCACTCTTTTCAGGCAGTGGTTCTGCAGCTAGGATTTCACTAGCTTGGTTTCTATTTCTAATAGAATCCCACATATCAGAGTTCAACTCCTTCATATGTGGATTAGCCCACTTACCGAATTCATTTCTAAGTCCTGCTAAAGGTACACTATTATTAAGTATATTGGCACCTGTTTTACTTAGAGCACCAGGCTTCATCTGTACTACTTGCATCAGTTGATCTAATCCAGACATATAAGTCTTACTTGTCAAACCTCTACCTAAGACAAATGCTACAGCTTGTAACCTTTTCTCTGCCCATTCCGATCCCATTAATTCTATATTGTCACCAATATCAGCGATTGAAGAGAATATGGTGTTATAAGGTTCTAAAGAAGTATAATCAAAACCTACATCACCAATGTATATATGATTAGGTTTCCAACCAGCATTGATCCACTGTTGCTTAAGTTGCCTATCAGCAGGTCCGTTACCAGTCAGTTGACCAGCAGCGTACATACCACCCATACCCATAACTACACCAGCACCAACAGCTTGTCTACCTGCAAACAGGTTCCTGGCATTGGCTAGGTCATTAGCATTCTCAATACCATACTTGAATAGTGGTGTAAAATCATCACCAGTATGCCTGAGAATATCCATAGACTCTTTATGTAAAGCGCCTAATAGTGGTGTATTCTTGTATGCTAGGTTTAAACCGTTAACACCTGTTCTAGCGAATAGGTAGAAAGGTTTCATTAATGGAGTAGAGTTGAACAAACCGTCTAGCTTTTGAGCAAAACCAGTTAATTCAGATGTAAGAGTAACTTCTTTAAACTGTTTATTTAACCAAGAATCTTGGCTTACATCTATATTACCGTCAGCGTCTAATAGATTTTTAAAGTGTATATCTTCTGCCTGTTTCATTAGATCTGCTGAAAATTCAACATGATCTCTACCAGCAACTTCCAAAGCCTGTCTCATACCGATCTCTTTAGATCTGGCTCTAGCCATTAACCACTTAAACGTATCGTCAGTGGCTGCTAAGGCACGTGGAGACCAACTAAGAAGTTTGTTATTGTTAAGATTTCTTGCAACATTAGCTATATAGAAAGCTGCTTTATCTCCTGCAGTACCATTTCGTTCAGTCCATTTACCATATAAGTCCCAATTTTGATCATGTCCAGTTGGGGCTTCCGAGTATCTAGTCCTAATGTCAGATAAATCTGCATTAAATTTAGCTTTTAAGTTCTTTCTAAAGACTTCGAAGGCTTCTGGTACTAGTTCAAACATACCTTTTAGCTTGGCCATGGAAGCTTTATGACTAGCTACATCACCAGTGAAGGGCCTTCTTATAGTAGCTCCAGCAGCTTCATTAATAGCATTTAAGTAAGCATTGGTGGTAGTACCCATGATAGCTCTTAATGGAGTCTTAGGGCCACTCAAGATACTATTAACCATAACTCCTTGAAGTTCATGGATTAGTGCACCTGTCTTAACTTGACCATTAAATTCACCACCTGTAATCTTCTGCCTCATCCAAGCATCGAAGTCTTTCCAGTTATGGATATCATTAGATACTTTGAATACATCCAAGATACCTTCAGCTAATTCATCAGAGTCACTATTCTCTAGGACTTGCATCATTAACCTTACACCATCTTGAGTTTCTTGCTGAAGACCTACAGCTCTCTTACCTACAATCTCTTCGATTTCTCTAATCATATCTGGTGTTAATTCTTCACCAGTTTCTCTCATTCTTTTAGCGGCTAAATCCCACGTAAATTGAGTCTTCTTAACATTAGATAAACCTAAAACCAGGTTGTCTGCGATCCTTTTCATTGGACCATCTGTTGCAAATATATCTGCTTTACC